CTGCTATCTTACTCATTCCTTCGGCTATCATTTGAGTAGCCAAGGCATAGGGCCGGATAATAGGAATCGTACTAGACGTAGTAGCCACGGCAGCAATGGTAGACATCACTTTGGACACATTTGTCTTAGCTATTTCTCCTGACTGAGGAGACAGCAACGTAGAATTTTGTGCTGTTACTCCAGATAACTTAACTTCAGTAAACCAATAATGTAGAGTAATATTCAAGGAAGGCGGAGCTTCTCCTAAAAATCTCAGTGAATTGATTGTACTCAAGTATAGCTTAAATGGAACGTTCGTTGATACCCCCATATTAGTAAGATCAATACCATTGAAGGGCGTAATAAGATGGAACGACAGTTCTCCTCCTTCCGCTCTACCGGGATCTAAACAAATATGTGGTAACATCAACAACTGACGGGTAGAAGGTTCTCCCGAAAAAGAGTACTTGTTACCACCCTGGTTAGGCCATGGTTCATACGCCAATATAAATTTTCCTCCCACGAAGGGATTACCAGTTATAATGGCGCGCACATGAACTCTAGCGTTAAACCAAGTATAGTTATTAATCCTATTACTTATTCGAACGTCTTCCAGCATATCGTCAAGTCCCCAATCAGTGAAGACGTTTCCGTCCAACGCAATGGGTAAATTGGCCAAAAGTGTCGGACGAGCCAAAAACTGATCCATTGAAGTGTTTCGTGCATCGGCATAATCGAACGTTTCGTCAAGTTGACTAGGAATACTAGTATTATTCTGGGTTTCAGCAACAGAATATTGCTGTACGATCGTTTCATCATTACCCACGGAGTTAAATAGCATTCCAGAGAATTCTTTAAAAGTCTGATATCTCAGACAGTGTTGGGGAACATACCCCAACTCTGATATTATTTTCGTTTCATTTAAAGTAAGTGGTTTATAAGCATGACAATCCCACTCAGTATTGTCTGCTGTGACACCCATTGATCGTATAGGCATCAGGTCATAATTATAGGTAAGAGTAATAAGCCAAGTTTGATCAGGCCGGTAACCAGATTCCTCTTCCACCCCACCATCGGGGATTTTCAAGTACAATTCCTTCCACATCTCACATCTTTCATCGAAGGTATAAGTTGCGTATGGAACGTACAAATCATTTTTGAGGGCTATTGAATTTAGGAAAGGAACATGCTCCTCATATATTTCTCTCCCATGTGCAAACAGTTCTAAACACGCACTTGTAATGCACCCTTGCATAACTTCATGTTGCCCCACCGGAGACTTCATGTAACAATACAAAGATTTCAGAATGGAGTCAAACTCCAATTTTCCTATTGTATATCCAATTTCAGGAATGTATGATGGCAGTCGTTTCAAAAACGCTGCTTCAGCTATATTCATGTAATCTGGATAGACATCGCGATCAACCTTATCAGGCGCAGTAAACTTCATTCCTACTCCAGCTAAATAAGTCCTGTAGCTATTGAAAGTAAACCTATTACCGCGTTTAACACTGGCTATTACGTCATCTCCATAGGTCATCGCACTCACATATTGCCTAAAGTTAGTACCAACACCATTTATGTGTGCATAACCCATTCTAAGCAGAAGGGAATTAGCAATGCTATTGATATATGCCGTAAGATTTTGTCCTGAAGGATTTCCAGCCCAGGTTTGAACTAAGGTACCATTAACCTGGACATGACTAAATGCTATGGTACTAGCTAGTCCTTTCATCCGCAATCGTGACTGACAACTCCAGCCCAGCATTTCTGCTATGGCAATAAAGACATCAAACGATTTAAGAATAAGGGTGCTGCACAATTTCTGATCCCACTTAGAATAATCACCACACAATATCTGGGTTTCCCCAAATTTAGTTATATGTGCATTCATTTCCTGGTATTCCGTACCATAGCAGTTTATACCCACTGCACATTCGGAAACCAACGGCACCAAACTAACAAGTCTTGCTATAGGCAAGAAATATTTGCGAATAAGATATTGCAATGGGAAAGGACAAATTTGAAAAACACGAGCTGTCTCCTTCTCATGAGAAACCACCTCATCTTTAAGACATGAGATGAATGGGTGGAAAGGTACTATCCCCATATCAAGAAGGGCTTCACTCTGTTTTATTTCGTCCATGACAGACGGATCGTCTATTTGAGCGGTTCGCACACCATCAACCAACTCTATGTTAATATGTTCATTCTTCTTCCCTTTGAAGGGAAAACCCATAGAGCTAGCCATGTTCATGGA